TGCAATACCTTTGGCAGTTTCATCTGCAAGTAACAAGGCAGCATCTGAGCCCACCTCAAGGTCAGCCATTTTTTGCTTAGACTGCTCAGTTAATAGAGCTTTCTCTGCCTCAAATAAAGCTTTTGAGTTCTCTTCTGCATTGACTATATCTCGCTCAAGTTTAGCAATCATATTTGCATTGTCCTCTTTCTCCCTTTGAGCTGCCTCTTTATCCTTAATATCATTGATAGATTTCTGTAATTTAAGGATAGCTGTATCTTGGTCAACTGTAGCTTTGTAAAGTTTAGCCTTGTTAGCCTTGACATAGGTTAGCTCAGCATCAAGCTGCTTAAGTCTCTCTGCTTGGATATCCTCCTCTGATGCGTTATTTGTTTGCAGTAATAGTATTGCTTTCTCACCTGCTTTACGCATCTCCTCTAATTTCTTAGCCTCAGCGCTTTTGGTCTCTTGCACACTTTTTACAGCAGCAGTTGTGTTAGATTTAGCAATACCTGCATTGCCCTTGTTAGTTATCTCAAGCTCTTGCCGTTTAAAGTCCTGAATGATAAGCCCTCTCAGTGTCAATGCCTTAGATACTGCCTCCTGGTTGCCAAGTTGTTTAGCCTCTTTAATCTGTTGGTCAACCTTAGACAAAGCCTCCTTAAGCTGAATGTCAAGCATTGCCTTAGCACGCTCAGACTCACCCTTGATTTGCTTAGCCTGTAGAGTCTCAATCTGCTTATCAAGGCTCATGTTGAGGTTCTTGATAGCCATTATTCTATTAGCCTCGTTTGCTATCTCCTGCTGCCCTAAGTCAAACTTAGTCTTGTTGAGGTCAGCCAGCCTCTTCTTATCCTCTTCTGTTAGTTCCTTCTTTGCATTGAGTGAATCAATCTGCCTTTGGTTCTCATATTGTAACTGGTCAATCTCTTCCTGCTTAAGGTCATAGATACTCTGACTTGTATCAACCTGGATGCCATACTTCTCCTCAAGCATTGCTATCTCCTCATCACTCAAGTCCTTTGTAAGGTTATACAAGTCTTGCTGAGCCTTGGACTGTTGCTTGATGCTATCAATATTTTTCTCACTGGACTCCTTTACCGCCTCTGCATTCTCTTCTGCTGCATTGTCAGTCAAGCCCATGTAGTCAGTCAAGTCCTTGAAGCCTTGTATCACCGCATTGATAGGTCCCATGATAGCCTTGAAGACTGCATCAAGTACACCTATCTTTTTAAGGAATACACCTATAGCCACCACAATTACAGTGATAATAGCAACCAATAAGAATATAGGGTTGGCAAGGATGGTCATCCCTAACTTAACGAATGCACCTCCTACAGTGGAGATAGTACCCATCAATCCCTTGAAGCCCTTTGCCAAGTCTGCAGGGTTGAGCTTACCAAGTGCGCCTGCAAAGACTTGAGCCTTTTGATTAGCCTCTTCAAAGTCCAAGCTCATTAATGAGTCCTTGATACCTCCGATTGAGTTGCTGACCTGCTCAAACTTACTGCCAGATGCAAAGACATTCACTGCCTCATTAGCATCCTTGAGTTGGTCCTTGAGCTCACCAGCTCGCATTGATAGTGCTTGAATTGACTCAGGGTCTGTAGCATTGGCAATAGCTCCTTTGAGGTCTCTAAGCTCAGCCTTGATTGCACCAATGCCCGTTATCTTTAATGGTATCTCTACTTCATTCATGTTAGTATGTTCTTATTTCTATTGTTGCAAATTGTAAAAAGTCATCAGCCAAGGCACTTGTAGAGGTATCAAAAGTTCTTATTCTTATCTGATCTGTGTTATCCCAAAACGAAGTGCAAAGTCCTGGGTTTGTTGTACCATTCAATACTATGTATGTCTTATCTTGGTCAGGAAAAGCACCAGTCAACTGACCTCTGTAGTATCCTATTGATAACCTGGTCCACACAATGTCACCTATAGTGTTCTCAAGTACCGTTGCAAGTGGGTCTGTGGTGCTTGTCTGTAGTAAAGTAGCAATATACTTCTTATACGGTACTACAGCATCTCCATTGATAGTGCCCGTCACTGTAAGGTCACTCACCACTATGCCATCATTGGCTAAGGTCTGACCGTCACCTACTATCACTCCCTTAGTGCCAGCCGTAACAGTGTTACCTCTACCCATCACTATTGCATCTGCACCTGGCATGATCACATTTGTGTTGGCAGTCTTTGTACGCATGATACTATCCAAACTTACAGCAGTAATTGTATCACCTATAGGAAGTCCTGCTCCAGTCTTGAAGCGTGCCAGGTCAATCTCAGTATCCACACTAATCAACTCAACCTTGGTCAAGCTGTTGTTGTTAGCATTGTAGTCTTGTATCTTGTTAATGTTCCACCATGAGTTATCTATGTATATCCTATCATTGAGCTTCAAGCCTTGGATGTCTACCTCATCAAGGTCAAACATAGCAGTCAACATCTTACCTACGTTTATCTGGTTGACTGTGCGCCTCCAGTATAGGTTGTACAAGTTGTTGTTAGTTAATGTCTCAGTCTCATAGAAGTAGTAGTCATTGGTCCCGAAGTTGATGTCAAAGGTAGGATACAACGGGTCATTGAAGTGACCTATCACAGGGTAGTCAGTCTCACCAATCTGCCCTGTAGTGCCAAAGTCTATGATATCATACGGTTGACATGTGCCAACACCACCATCATACAAGATGCGGATGTTCACATTGGGTGCTTGACCGCTTATGTTAGGCACATATGCCCCAAAGATTGTACGGTATACTGGAGTAGGGGAGAACAGTAGCTCCTTAGTATCAACGTCCTTAACGTATTCATTGTCAAAAGTGTATTCTATTTGTCCATATATCTCACCAGTCGCTTGAGTGTATGCCACATTAGGTCCATCCTCATCTGGTGCATAGGTTAGCTTAAGCTTCTTGTTAGTTACATCTGGCAGGAACATTAACTCCTGAGCCTTATCCTTTGCCAGCTTTTGACTCCAGTCCTTCTCAGCACCTGAGTCATAGTACTCATCCCTATGTCTTAGTATCAGGTTGTACGGGTTATCAACATCCTGCTCAATGTAAAGGTTGTACATCTGAAAGATTGCCTTAACAAAGTCAGACTGCTTGACCTCTACTGGCACATATTGGTTCATGACTAAGGTTGAGCCCGTCACCTGGATGTTGTTCGATGGTAGTATCACCATGTTGATAGACGCCAGGTCAAGGACTACGTTAACAGGCACTAATGTAAAGCCACCTCCTGCTGCTATCCATCGATTGTTTGGAGTAGGAATATTTGAAAATGGAGCTACATTATAAGTCTGATATACCTCAACACCTACCTCAAGTATTTGTATGTCGCCTGCTGTGATACCATTAGCCACACCACTACCATTGTAGGCAACGGGTATAGGTAAGGTCTCAGCAAAGCTAAGTATTGTTGTGCTCCCTGTTGCAAGAGGTGTAGTGTTTGAATAAATTACAGATGACTGACCATACACAATAGCATTACCACTGCCTGCCACTGATACCCTTGCAAAGACTCTGTATCTATTTTTTTCATTAGAAGCTCCTGCAACAGAACTATCAAGCACTGCGTTCCCACCACTTGAGTTGACCAAGGCAATAGTACCACCTATGGATAGGTTGTAAGTGTAGTGCTCACCTGCATTGGTGTTGGTGCTGAATGGTGAAGAGTACTCACCCGTTGTAGGGTCAAAGATACCTTGACTATCAATCACCTCTGTCCATCCTGAGTCTACTGCTTCAAGGAAGGTGATGTTCTGACCTACTGCCTGCACATTGGTTGTGGTCCATGTATTGGTTGCCTCAACTCTGTAGTCTTCATAGTCTTGGTTGTTGGTATCTCCATTGTAAGGTATCAACAGCTTATCGAAGTGTGCAGCAGCTAACTCACTCCATGTGTATGTGAAGCCAGCCACAGCGAATATCCTATCAAAGTAAGTCTTAGCATATATGCCCGGCTTAAAGTCATTGGCAGTGTAGTCTGGTAGGTCGCTCCATGGCATGACGTACTTGTAGCCATCTGTTACAGTGTGTGCAAATGATGCTACTATAGCAGATGAGTCAAAGACGTGGTTTAAGTCTGAGAAGTCTAAGTCAGTCAAGTTAGCATTAGTGATGGCAGTAAAGAACTCAGCCCTACTATCCTTGATAAGTACGGTGTAGTTCACCTCATCCTCATAGCTGTTGTTGTTCTGTACCTTGTTCACGCTCACCAACTGTAGCAGTGCATCATCTAAGATTGGCACACCGTTCTGCACCACCTGGCACTTAGTCAAGGTGTTAATGTTGAACGTGCCTGCTTGGATATTCACATCGTAGTAGTGACCTAACAGCTCATGGTTGTTCTTAGTACCCTCAAGCACTATGGTCTTGGAGAACGTTCCCTTTCTTGAGGTCAAGTCTCTGATGTCACCAATGTTGAATGTGATAGGTACTGATACGTTCTCAGCCACATCAAGCTGCCCTGTGCTTAGTACTATATTAACCATTTATGATGTCGTTGTTAGATAACCTAATCTGTACTGATTGCTTGATCAAGTTCTTGTTGCGTTGCCTCTGTATGTCAAAGTTAGTGTTCAGCACATTACAGCTAATGTACTCAGTGCTCTCAGGCACATGTAAGATGCAGCCATCCTCATCATACAACGGCACTCCGTCCTCTGTGATGTGATACACTACGTTCTTAACATAAGTCTGTGGTGAGGTAACTAACTGTTGGAAGTAGATGCCTTCGTTCTCACTCATCCAGTTAGTGTTGAGGTCAATGGTCTTAGTTACTTGGGTGTTGAAATTAACAGCCCCTTGTTCATAACTATTGTACTTCCACTCTGCTCCCGTTACATATCCTGGCACGTCCTTGTTGTAGGTCTCTCTCTTGATAGCCAGCTTCTCATAGCTCTTAAGTTGGAAGGCAAAGCTACTCCATGAGCCCATTCTATCTAAGAATAAGATATGACTCTCAGAGATGAGTACCCTTCTATCTATCTTGACCTGGCATGCTAAACTCTTCACAGGGTTAAAGATACCGTCACTGTACCATATCTGATATGTCTGAGTTGTTGGCTTGACCAATGGATGACTACCACTTGCTAAGGTTAGCGTGCCATAGTTATTAGGACCAACTGCCACACCCTTGATGTAGTCAGATCCACTTAAATCCTTGTAGAACAAGTCACCGTTATCATTCTCAAAGTACACCCTCTTGTTGACAGGTACTGGACCAACATCCTTAAGGTTGAGCCATAAGTCCTGACCAGGTGTGCAACTGAATACTTGAGGCTGGTCTGTGAGCCATTGCCCATGTATGTTGTCAAGCACGTAGTCAGTCTCATCCCAGAACGGCATGTCAATCCAAGGTTGCACCCCGTTAAAGACATACTTGTCTAAGGTGCTCACTATGTTCAAGGCTATTGTCTTTCTGTTGTCAGCGTACTTCACTGCACCGTTGATGGTTGCATCCGTCACCTCAGACCATAAGGCATTGATAGTGAATGATGTTGTGCCAACTACTGAGACAACAGTGTGCAGACCTTCCACTCCAGGGTTGGCTGCTATACCTCCCACTGCTTGGGTGATGTTTATCTGGTCACCTACCACAAAGGCATGTGTTGCTGTGATACGCACGTTGCCTGCATTGTTCACCAAGGATGCTGTGTAGCTCAGCTCATAGATATACTCCTCACCTATCTTGACATCATACTCGAAGTAGCTATTAGCCGCATCATAGAATGTAGTCACTGTAGGGTTGAAGTCAAAGCTCACCATGTTGCTCAGGAGCTTACTCAAGTCCTGCTCACCATAGCCAGTGCCGAATGTTGGCAGTGCCTTGTAGTATCCTATCCTGGTTGCTGTGCCTGCCTCGAATACCTCAAAGATATATCTGAAGCCATCCTTGTTGACATTGGTTGAGTTGACTATGAACTTGCACTCGTTGTATGCAGGAGTGAAGTCTTGAGGCTGTGCTATGATTGTTGTTGCCATACCTATATTGTATCTTAGTTTGAATCCTGTTAGAAGGATAAGTAACTGTCATCGGTGAAGTAGTTCTCCTTGATGTAGGTAGCTGCATACCGTATGGCATCCATGGCATCATCCCATAGTTTGACTGGCTCATCCGTTATCTGGTCGCCTACTTTCTTCCACTTGTAGTTTTCATACTCCTTTTTAAGTTGAGGGTGGTCCTCACATATGATACCAAAGGTCTTGATGTTGTCTATCCCCTTCTTGACTACCTTGTTGGCATTCTCAATGTAATACCCTGCCCTATCTATCTCGGCTATGGTCTCAGGTCTTGAGTAGTCAGCCAGTATGTTCACGCTCTTATCTATGCCTAACTGGTCCATCCTTGCAATCAGGTCAGTAGTGGTGAGGTAGCTCTCATAGATCACTGGTTCAATGTACAAGTCCTTATCCCTCCAGTAGACTCTGACCAAGGCAGTAGGGTGATTGTAACCGAAGTCAAGCCCATAGACAAACTCTGTGAACTTAGCAGGTCTATGCTTAACGAATGACCAGTTGGAGTAGATGTTGCTCTTAGAGATAGCTTTCTCACCAAGGGCATATATCTGGTACTGTGCCTCATCCGTTCGCTTCAAGTCTTCTATCTGTTTCTTGATGCTCTCAGGTAGGAACGGGTTATCCTTGTAGGTTGACTTGATGAGCACTGACTCTTCCTTTGGCAGTTCATACAGCCATGAGTTGGACTCAGACGGGTTGTAGTCAAAGATGAGCTTGCCCTCCGTTCTCATGTTGAGCTGAGTGAAGTCATCGTAGTACAGCTCATTAGCTTCATTGCACCATGCCAGGTCTCTCTTCCTTCCTCTAATCTTTTGCTCATCATCTACTGAGAAGAACTCCACAATAGATCCATTGTCAAAGGTGTAGATGTGCTCAGACTTATTGTGCTTGGTCACCTCGTAGATATCCAAGTCCTTCATTATCTCTAAGAAGTCCCTCATCACTGTAGCTCTAAGTGCTGGGAAGGTCTTGCGTATGATGCTGACCACCTTGCCTCTGTTCTGCAGGCAGTAGACTATGATAAGCTGGCATAGGCTGTAGGTCTTAGATGACCTTGAGCCGCCCTCGTTTATGATAAACCTGGACTCACTTGCCAAGGCTTCAAAGTTGCGCTCAAATATGACTGTGCTCTTAATCTCCATTGTGTGCAATAGTTGGACTATACCACTTAATTAGTAGTATAGTAAGAATTATGTCAAAGATACACTATTTAATAATAGTAACCTTAATATCATTTATTGCCTGACCTTGGGTAGTTGTATCTACTCTCTCAGTTAGGTTGTTCAGTCGCTGGGTGATTGAGGCATTGTACTGCCCAGTCATGCCACCTTCTATCTGGTCTTTTCTAATTGCCTCCTCTATGCGTGTACAGATTGTAGTATACACTGAATATCTCCCATCCGTATTAGCGAAGTAATCATTCACTGTACTGCCATTATCAGCAGCAAAGCATCTAAAACCTACTTGAGTCAATGGTCTCTCTAATGGCACTGGAGTAGCTTCACCAGTCTTATTAGAAAGTGAGTATTGATAACGTGGGTTGTTCTTGGTCCATTCTTTGTATCTCTCAAACAACTCCCACATTGCCTCTGGAGTCTCTATGTGTTTATGCTTTGGCATCTGCCTTAGGTTTACGTTTCTTTTTAGGCTTAGCCGTTGTCTCAGGTATTGGACCATCTACAGCCTTGTATTCTATCACAACTACATCCTCTGTAGTCTTAGTCACTACCTCTTCAAAGATATGCTTGAGACCGATTGACTGGTAATAGGATACGTTCTTAAGGTTGATCTTGTTCACTACGATAGTCTTAGACCCTAAGATTCTATCATACACCTTGACAGTCTGCCCGATGTACTCTGGTTTAATTTTGTAATTCATTCTCTTTTATTATAATAAATATTAAATAAGCTCCTAATGTAGCACCTGAGAACTTAAACAGCAGGTACATATTTTCATTGAGTAATGCCAGGACCACACCCCATGCCAGGATGTAAGTAATAAGCCCTATGATATCAACACTCTTCATACCTATATTGTATTGACTTTATATTTTCTTTAATTTCTTTAATCAGGAAGTATGCTGAGGTACTGTTGATGTTGAAGTACTTAGCCAGGGCGGTCTGAGTTGAGTGCCCTTTGTCATAGTATGCCTCGAACACTATCTGCTTGATGCGGTCATGCTGCTGGCTTCTGTATATCTCTACCATTGCCTTCTTAAAGCTGTAGCGTTCCTCTATCTGTATCTTATGGTCAAGGTCTGTAGTGTCGTCTATGTCATCGCCTAAGTGCTCCTGAGACCTATATATGTCATCTCGCTTAGTCCTTGAGCCTTGAGTCCATATCAACTCATACTTGATCGTATTCAGTAGGTAGCTCTTAGCCTTGTCTTGAGTCATCTCTGAAAGGTGTACCTTGGTGCAGTGGATGTATGCGTTGTTGATCACTGCATCTGCATCTATTGAGGCAGGTATATTGAGCACCTTGAGGAAGTGCCTGGTGTACTTGAGCACCTCACTGTAGTTCTTAGCTACGTATCTATCCAGTTGCTCCTTCATACCAGATGTTAAAGTCTTTGAGCCATACCTTCCTACGTACTGATGCACAGAAGCACTCCTTGTCTTTGATGCCAGTCACTCTACTCTTGATGCGTTGCAGTTGTATCAGGGTACGCTTGGTGAGTATCCTATCCTCTGGCTGGTTGAGTAGCTCAGTTATGAGTTGTATATCAGTTTGTTCAAGCATACTGCTGTGAGTGACGTGGCACATGCCACAGTGAAGGATTGAGAATAGATCAGTGTAGCCCAGAAGGAGGTACACTTCCAGCAACCAAGTGCGGTGTGTAGCCAGTCGGGTAGTATCATGGTGTTGATGTAGTCTTGGATGGGCTCGAAGTGGGTGAACCACCATGTCATGACTAAGGGAGCTAAGTATTGTATTATCATGTGGGTAAAGATAGTGAAAATTTATAACAGTTGTTATGCGCCATTAAAACGTGCGCATAGCTTGGTGTTAGTGGCAATACTCCGAAGCCCTCCGAACAGCGACATCGTAATATTGTTTTTCCTTTTCTATTCCTATTGATTTGCGATTTAATTTGATACAAGCCAAATTGGTAGTTCCTGAACCCATTGTATTATCTAAAACTGTATCGTTTTCGTTGGTATAGGTTTTTATTAAGTGTTCCATCAACTCAACAGGTTTTTGCGTAGGGTGTTGGCTTTTGTTGTTTCCATTACTAAAACAAACCACATTGTCAGGGTAATTTGTAAATGATGAAGTATTTGAATGTTCCTTTTGCTCACCATATACTTTTTCTCCTTTCTTATATTTAAAGTGGTTTGGTCTGTAATTATTAAAACTACCTTCAATAAGCCCTTGTGGGTTATATGTGCATTGTTTTTCGTAAAACACCACAATATCTTCCGTTCTTCTTAGTGGTTGTTTCTTTGCGTTTAGGTGGTTTGTTTTGGTGGTCTTATCCCAAACAAGCGAATACTTAAACATATTCAAATCATTACACACTAAAACGCTTGTAAAAGGTTGTTGGCAAGTCAAAATAATAACACCGTTTTGTTTTAGTATTCTTTTGTATTCACTCCATAATTTAGGTAGTGGTAATATGCTATCCCATTTCGCCTGTGTAGTTCCATAAGGCAAATCGCAAATAATAGCGTCTATACTTTTATCCTCAATAAAAGGAAAAACATCGAAACAATCAGCGTTTATAAAAGTACTGCCACTAACACGGGTTTGGCAAAATGGCTGTTCAGTAATTCTATCAATCATTCGTTTTTAATTTTTAAGTTTAGTAATTCTATTTAGCTTCGGGTTCAGCCACTTCGCCAAGCCGAGAACCGTTATAACAAAGGGGAGCTGTTACACTCCCCCTGTTGCACCCCTTAATGGACATTGAACTGTTCAAGTATCAATCTGATTAGGGGGTAGGCTATCAAGCACCACCTGTGGGGTGTAGTACTGCCCTTCGATGTCAATCATTATCTGTACTAAGTAGTTCATTTCAATAAGTAATTAAACGCTTTATCATAGAACTCACCCTTTACTGACTTACCATGCAGGAACCTATGCAGCGTAATGTTAGGCACTCCGATATCCTCTGCCATGTGTACTGCTCTGTTCCTACTGGATAGCTTGTCCTTAAGCTCAGCCCTCACCCATTCAGTGAGGGTCTGATTATCCTGGAGATAGATGGTTTTAGAACGGGTCATCCTCAGCAAGTATTGTGAATGCATCTTGTACTTGTTCACCTACTACCTTCCATGCATCAAGGCTGTTGTAGAACTTATCACCCACTTGCCTGCCTCGTAGGTTGAATGATACCTCTACTTCCTGACCTACTCCATACGGTTTGATTATATCCATGCGGTCATTAAGGGTTTGGAACATGATGTCTTGAGGGTACTTGTCACCTGTAGTGATCACGAACTCTCTTACTTGAAACTTATCCGATATCACTTTGATAGGATTGATGAGCTTGATAGCTCCTTTGACTGTTAAATCTGCCATTTATTTATTATTTAATTCATTTACATACTGTGCATAGTACTCAGAACAATATCTGAGCCTTTCAATTATCTGCTCTTCATACAAAGCATCTCTCTCATATCTCACTACAGTTATCCTGTGATGACTTGGGATGTGGTCAACTCTGTGGATGGTCATGTTATCCCACTCAGTGAGTAACTCATCAGGTGTTGTGTACATGGTGTAGATTAACTCAAATGATGGTCGGTCATACAGCCACATGTACGCTCTACCTTGCCACTCATAGTCACTTGACTCAGCCTCTGATGGTGTTGCTGGGAAGGTTTCTAATGACCAAGAGCTCTTGATGTCAATGATTAGGTCATCTGTTATGATATCACAACATCCTGACATGTACTCATTGGTCACTCGTTCCTCATTCTTAGTGTAGTTAGTGAAGCGAACGGTGTTGAGTAGATCAATGCCTTCTTGCTCCCACTCTGTGCCCTTAATCATTGGCTTCGTTCTAAGCTCTGTGTTGAATCCGTAGAAGTCTTGCTTAGCAATTCTCCTTATTTCTGATTTAGCGGTCTTAGAAAGCACCTCTGACTTACTCTGAGGCGTTGTCATTAGCTTCCCTAACTGTGATGGTCTCCATTTCATAGCTGTGCCTCCTGTTCTTTAGTTAGGTTAAACTTTGCTCTGAGCTCCTCAACCTTATAATCACCTGCCTTAATCTTAGCCAGTGCATTGTTGAACCGTTCTGTAGATAGTGATTCTTTAGCTTTTGCCTTAGGTTGCTCCTTCACTGGCTCAGATGCCATGTTGCCATCGTCATCCACAGCCTGAAGTGATAAGATAGACTGCAAGGTATAACGTCTGTAGTAAGTTATGGCACTACCCATCTTCTGTGGATCTATGCCAGTAGGTAAGTCCATACATGACTCAATCATATTACCTGACTCAACATCTATTATCTGAGTGCAGACACTATTGCCATGGATAGGCTGTAATAATAGCAGACCATTCTCTAATAAGATAGGCTCAACTGCCTCAATGATTGCATTCAAGTCGGCATATGACTTCTTGAAGTGTGGGTTATTAGCATTCTTGGTCACCTTGCCAATTGCCAACTTACATTTGTACACCTTCTGGTGTAGGCTGAATACAGTTTGAGTGCTCTCTGCCTCATTTGCTTGCCTGATTTTCTCAGACGTACTGATTAATTCTTTCATTTCCTTTGTATTTTCCTCAAAGTTAATAAAGTTTTGCATATAAGAGAAATAAAGTTATTAACAATTAGTTGTTAGTTCCTCACCCTTATCCTCATACACCTCAAGCAATGCCTGTTCTAATAGGTTAATTTCATTTTCACATAGCTTACCAAATATTGCAGCAGCACATCTTAAAAATGTCTCAGCCTTGATAATCTCTTCTTTTGTTGCTTTCATATTCTTATATATTAATCTTTGATAACTCAAATACCACCTCATCCCAGTATTTGTGAAGGTGCAACGGTGCCAGGTAGCGTACTGCCTCCGCTTGTTTAATGGCTTCACTCTTTGCTGCATGTCCCTGGTGTAACATCTGAGCATTGATTAGCATGTTGTATGCTTTATTCTTAGCACTGATCACTGTCATCGATTCCTTTTATTGGGTGTTTGTACTTCTTTCTTAGGTGCTTGAGCTTAACCTTGAACTTAGGCATCTTGAGCTTATATCTCATTTTCATAGTAACTGTATTTCTTTTTTTACTTCTGCCCAATAAAGACGTTCAATTTTCATTTGTCCACCTTTACCTTCAAAATATTTTGTCCATTCATCAAGCATTCTATTCTCATATTCAAGCAGCTCATCCACAGCAATTATTGCAGAGTACTTAGCTATCACAGTGCACAATATCTCCTCACCACATTCAGTATCAGTATTCATTAGCATTATCCTATAGGTATCTACTAAATCCTTCGCTTTCTCCTTCGCTGTCATAACCCTAATACAAATGATTCATACCACTCCACAAACTCATCAAACGTCCTTACAATGATATACACCCCTCCAGCCCGTTCAATGGCTTCCTGATAGGCTTTCTGTACATCTGACTGGCGGTCTTTTCCATACTTAATCTCAATCTTAACTGACCTTCCTCTGATAGTAGTTGAGATGTCAGCAGTACCTTTGGTTGATTGTCCTGGTGTCCACTTGCCAGGTAGTTGCTTTTGGTAAGCAATCTCACCTGTGCCCACCTGTATCTTAGCACCTTCCCTGTACTGACCTTGAGAACTGATACGTTCAGCTTGACCACCCATGTACTGGACATAAGCAATCACACAGTTGGTCAGTGAGTTGGCTGAGCTATCCTTCCAGTCGGTAAAGGCTAAGTACTTCATGTCAATGGTCGGGTGCTTGAGGCGTAGTGCCTCGAGCTCTAATGCTTTGAGCTTAGCTTTGTTTAGTTTGTTCATATCTTAATGTCTACGTCTCCCACCTACAAATGGAAGAATTGTTAAATTAAATACTTCATAAATTATTTCAGAAGATGTCAACCCACCAAAATCAAACTCTAAATTTTTATCTGCCTGAAAGTATCTCAAATACAAAGTTGGGACTCCTTTGTAAAAATCTAAGAATAAATAATCTGTATAGTTATATAAACCATATTTTGCAAATACATCTAATACTTTTTTATTGTGTATTGTGCAGTCTCCAGTTTGAATTTCATATCCTGAAAAATCAAAATGTAAATCTCCTTTTTCCAATCTGATAAAATCAATCACTTCATTTTTAGTCATTGTTTTTAATTTTGCCTGTGTCATTTTTTCACTCATTGTCTATCTTTTTAACCCATTTATAAATACATTCTCTTGATACATCTAACAGATCAGCAACACTGACCTTATTCAATTTTTTATTAGCCTGGTACATCACCTTGAACTTGTCAAACTTAGTCTTGCCAGGGTCATTTTTAATAACGTCTTTAAGCTCCCTTTTTTCACTTGATTCAATCTTAACCTTCTTACTCATGTTGATAAAGTAGTGAGATAGTTTCTCAGCTCTCAACATGGATGGCTCCATCAGTGTGCCATGAAAGTACTCAACTGGGTCATCATAGCTCCAAAGTGCATTTAGTAGCATTGCAAAGCGTGGGATGTAACTCTTCTGTTTTGGTAGCATTGACTTCATGTACTCATTCTCAGCATCACTGTTTTGCATCTCAGTAATCTGATTGAATATTCTCATCCATTGCTGCTTAGACTTTGGAGTCATTACAACCGTCATAGGCTCAATGTCATCCTCCATGTTATACTTAACCCACTTCATTTTTACCTCTTCAAAGAACTTGACAATATAAGCCTCATACCAGGTAGAAGTTGATACATCCATCTCATTCTCATTGTAAGATTCAACAAACAAATCAGGGAAGGATATAAGCATCCTATCTGTAAAGCCGTTCTCCTTATTCTCCTCTGTATTGAATGCATCAAATATAGTAGGCTGTATACCTCCAAGCACTGGTATATGTGGCTTATCAACAAATGAACTCTTAGCGGTCTTCCTGTTCATGCTTACAGCCTTACCACTCCAGCAGGATAGCCAGAACTCAAGGTCAGAACCTGCTCTGTACTTGTTCATATCCTTAAACCATCCTGCCAGCTCATCCTTGAACACACCTACTGAGTTCTTATTCTCTTCATGTAGGTCAACCAATGCCTCCAGTGTAATGTCATTGACTATGAATTGAGTCTTTTTAGGCTTTCTTATCTCCTCTGAGTGCTCCTTCTCTTGCTTATCTTTTTTCTCATACTCAACCCACTTAGCATACTCCTTGATATATCTCTTGATATGAGTGTTGTTAGCCTGCTCAAGTGGTCTTATTATCTGGTTGATGCTTGGAGTCTTACCAATACCAGCCTTACCTACTAATGATATCCATAAGGTGCCAGTCTCAAGCCATCCTTTCTTTACCTCTACCTTCAATGAGTTACCTACTATCACTGACAGCATCCACATAAAAGCACATCCCATGTAGTCTATTGATAATCCTAATGTCTGAGCAGATTCTAATATGTAATGTTGTACAGGCTCAGGAAATATGTCAATCGGGAAGGTTAATTTACTCACATCTACCTTTGGCTTGTCATCCAGTTCTATCTGTGGTACTCTACGTGATCCATATCCTTTCTCATATAGGTCATTTGCAGCCTGTTTGAAGTCACCAAAATTATATTTGTGTGCGTAGATAGCAAAGGGGCTCAATAGTTTCTCAGCAGGATACTGTGTTCCTGTACTGAATAGATACATGCATCCACTATCTTTGTACACATAACCTGAATGAGGTGACTCAGCTCCATGTCTACGTATGATGTAGCTCTTAGTGGTGTTCCTTACAATGGTGAACTCATCACTAATCAGTTCAATAGTGTTATTTTTCTCGTTGTAGTCATCCCATGGAGTGATCTCATCCTCCTTAGTAGAGTATTCTTTTTTTGTAGGTTTGTCAAGGTTGACCTCTTCAATGTAGTTGTAAGTCTTTGAGATGGACCACAATATATCTCGCTCCTCATCTGTGATATACTTAATGTCATGGTATTCATTATCACCATGGAAGTGATTGTATAGAATGAACTGACCACCAACTCCCCTGGTCTCAATGATAGCCTCCTTCATTCCTTTGAGCTTAGCTATTTTAGTGTTACCTGCTACAGTTGTTGACTTGTATATGATATGATAGCCATCTCTCATGGTCTTAGCTATCACAAACTTATAATCAAACTCTGAGATGTTATCTCTCAGGAAGGAGATGTACTCATTCCACCAGGTTAACTTCTCTTGAAGGGATGAAAATACTTTGAGGTCAATATCAATACATTCAATATCATTTACACCTGATCTACAGCCATACAATGGAGCTGTCAGTTGGTCAATCTCATCATGAGTCTTACATGGTTTGGATGTCCACTTTGTTTCAAGTGGTTTCTTGGTCTCATCACATGGTATAATGCTATACCCAATGGTAGATAGTTTCTTTAAGTAATCTTTTGTAATCATATTACGCTAATTTAAACCACGCTAATTAAAAAAATAGGGGAAAGGCAGCGTGAACCTTTTAAGTGGATGCCTCCGACAACCCCTTTGCAAATATAGATATTCTCATCTGATAATAATCAACATTTTTATAAACTTTATTAACATTAAAAAGTGTACACTAGTTGACAGTAAAAGTGTAAACCAAGTTGACAGTAAAATCTTAGTGTTTATAAGGGTTACAGACGTTTTGTAGTGTAAACTTACACTTTTTTTAAAAAAGTACATTTTTGATGAGTTAAAAATATATTTAAAATTCAAGTGTAAACTAGTTTACAGTGTACACTTTTTAGATAATGTATTGATATGTAACAAGTTAGTTGTGTAAACCACTGTAAACTACTGTCAACTCAAGTGTACACTAAAAAAAAACACCCTCAACTCATTTGCTAAGGGTGTTTGATAATCAATAAATACAAAGTACGCTAAGTTAGTGATTAATATTCGTTATCTGCTATCCTTTGCTTGATTATTATTAGGTCAGTTGTGTTGTTAGCCTTCAAGATGTCATCAAAGATATCTCTCTTATCCTCCTTCACTGGCTCAAACAGTTCAATCTCTTGTTGTATGTGCAATAGATACAACGGGTCCTGTTGCTCCATAAACTGTAGATGCATAGTTGCACCATGTAAAGCTGTTGAGTGGTCTCTGTCAAGCAACCTACCAGCAGCAGATAAGGTCAAGCCTTGATCTCTGAGTAGGTTAAATAGATAGAACCTTCTGTATACTATCTCTCTCTTTTGGCTCTTCCTATCCAGGTTGTGCTCCTTGATGTAGTTAATTATCTCTTGTATCATTATATATCATTCCTATCATTAGTACTATTATTCCTACTGCAAAAGTCAGTAGTGCCATTTTTGCCTCCTCTGCCATGTTAACTGAATTTAGTTGTATAGTATATGGCTTTGTATGCCAGTACTACGGTTGTCATTGTTGATGTCATTTCTTTAATTGGTATTTGTTATTTGTATCCTTATCTACTGAGTACCCTAATGCCTTGAACAGTTCAAAGTATCGGTACACTGTGCGGTGACTTACTCCCAAGTACCTTGCAATGGTATTGATGCACCTGTACTTATCCTGCAGGAGCTCCATGATTCGGATGCATCTGTACATCTTGTGTTGGTTCATTGTTCTAATTTAAAGGTTTCTTCGTAGTATTCTTCTGCTTCTGATTCTCCATCTCCGCCACAACATGAAGCTTGAATTATCTGCTCCTTCTCCATTTCTTTCGCATGTTTAATCAAAAATAAAATTTCTAAGAAGTCCA